GGCGGGTGACCCGCCGGTCCTCGTCCTGCCGTATTCCGCCATGACGGCGGCGGCGCTGTGGGACCGACGTCGACGGGGCATCCGCGCGGGCCTCCTCATCAACGACGTGGACTACCTGGGCAGGCCCACGGAGCTGATCCTGCTCACCCCGCACGTGATGGTGAGCATGGCCCCGCTCGGGTCGCAGGGCTGGTTTGTGACGGGGCACGTGGAGCATAACCTGGGCCGCACGCCTATGGAGGCGCTCGTTTACCGTGGCAACCTGGATCGACCGCTGGGGCGCTCGCGGCTGACGGACGGCGTGCTGTCCATCGTGGACCGCGCCGTGCGCGCCTCGATGCGCATGGACGTGTCCTCGGAGCTGTTCACGGCTCCCGGCCTGCTCCTGCGCGGCGTGGACAGGGCCACCTTCGACCAGATTAAGGGGTCCTGGAGCTGGCGACTCGGGTCGGTGAAGGGCATCTCTCGGGACGAGGAAGGCGACCTGCCCGAGGTCGACATGATTCCCCAGCAGTCCATGCAGCCCTACGTCGACCAGCTCCGTGAGCTGGCGCAGGAGCTGGCGGGCGCGCTGTCCCTCCCGGTGGGGTCCCTCGGCATCGTCCAGGACAACCCCTCGTCGGCGGACGCGATTTACGCGGCGCGCGAGGAGCTGGTCACCGAGGCCTCGGACTTCAACGATGCGAATAGCTATGCGCTTAACCGCGTGTATCGCAACATTCTGATGCTGCGTGATGGGGTCTTGCCCGAGGACGCGGCGCGTATCTCGACGCATTGGCGCAACCCTGCCCGCCCGTCGATTGTCTCCCAGTCGGATGCCATGATCAAGCAGATTCAGGCTATCCCGGAGATCGGCAAGACGGACGTTGCTCTGGAGGAGCTTGGTTACACGCGCCAGCAGATTACGAGGATGCGGGCGCAGATCGAGCAGCAGCGGGGCCGGGATAACCTGGACGCGATTCTGCGTGGCGCTCGCGGCCCCGCCGCCGGGGGTGGTGATTTTGACCTCATCTGAGCAGCTGAAGGTCTACGATCAGCTGGTCAGGGCGACGCTCACGGGCGCGGAGGACCAGCTGGTGAGTCTGTTCCGCGTCCTGAACTTCGAGGACGTGCCCCTGTCGCGGGAGGAGATGAAGCGTTTCCTGAGTAGCCTCGTGGACGCTTACGGCCCGGCGCTCACGCAGGGCGCGCTTGACTGGTATCAGGAGCTGCGCCCTGCGTACAAGACGGCGTACACGCCGGAGGCGCTGATTCCGGCGAATTCTGCGGAGCGCATCGACCGGCTGAGCCGCTACGCGGCGGGCCTCGGGCACGACAACCCAGGGAAGGCGATCCGCGTCGTGGCGGGGGCCATCGGGCGCGAGATTCAGACGGGCGCGCGCCGGTCGATCCTGCGGGCGGCGGACCTGGACCCGAGCGCCCCGCGCTTCGCCCGCGTCCCGGTCGGCAAAACGTGCGCGTTCTGCACGCTCCTGGCCTCGCGCGGGTGGGTGTATCACTCGAAGGACCTCGCGGGAGGTGCGGGGCACGAGTACCACGACTCGTGCGACTGTCGCATTGTGCCGGATTGGGAGCATAAGGCGCTGCCTGGTTACCATCCGGACGATATGTACGCGGCGTACTTGTCGGCGCGCCGTGCTGCGGTGAAAGATGGTGTGAAGGCACCATCTGGGCGTATAATTACGGCGTATATGCGGGACGGCCACCCCGAAATGTTCTCGGATGGTCAGGGTGTGGATCGTCCCTCGCGGGCGCTCCGCTCGCGCAGGCTTGAGAAGTTAGCGGCTTCTCGGGAGAAGGAGAACAGCAATGAGCAAGAAGGCTAAGGCCACGGAGGCGGCGCAGGAGGCCGCCCCCGCCGTCGATCAGACCCCCGAGGCACCGGAGGCTACTCCGGCGGCTCCCGAAGCGCCTGAGGCACCCGCTGAGGACGCTCCGGTGGCCCCTGAAGCGCCCGAGGCACCGGCTGAGGAGGCCTCCGAGGAGTCCGCGGACTCCCCCGAAGCGCCCGAGGCCAAGGACGAGGCCGCCCCGTCGGCTCCCGAGGCACCGGCTGAGGGCACTCAGGCGACCGTGGCGGCGCTCCAGGAGACCGTCGAGGCCCTTCAGGCGCAGCTCCAGGAGATGCGCGACCGTGAGGAGGCCCGCGAGCGCGAGGCGAAGCGCGCGCAGCGCCTGGAGAAGGCGGGTATCCCGGCCTCGCTCGGGTCTTTCATCCGCGACGACGCGGACCTTGAGGCTCTGAATGAGGCCCTGGCTGGCCTCGCTAAGTCCACCCCGGCACCCGCCGGGGCTGCCTCCACGCCCACGCTCCCCACCGTGGGGACGAAGAACCCCGGCGGGGAGGTGCTCAGCGTTGACGAGATGATCGCCCGCGCTGAGGCGAACGGCGACCACGCCGCGCTCTCCAGCCTCAAGCTGGCGAAGCTCTCGGCTGCGTCCAATCTCATCTAGGAGGAAACATGACCGGCGTTACTGGTCAGGGTACGACCTACAATCTGCCCAACTACACCGGAGACCTGTTCCTGGTCTCCAAGGATGACACTCCGTTCCTGGCCGCTATCGGTGGCCTGACGGGTGGCGAGTCGGCGGGGTCCACTCTCATCGAGTGGCAGACCGAGGACCTGCGCGACGCGGATATTACCCGTCAGCGCACCGAGGGCGCTCAGGCTCCCAACGGCGAGGAGCGCCCGCGTTCCCGCGTGTCCAACGTCCTGGAGATTCACCAGGAGGCGGTGGAGCTGTCCTACACGCGACAGGCCACCACTCGTATGCGCTCGACCGACGGCGAGAAGCTGGTGACCATCGGCACCACGACCATGCCCGAGTCGGAGCTGAAGCACCAGCTCGACCTGTCCCTGAAGCAGGTCGCCCGCGACGTGAACAAGGCGTTCATCACGGGTACCTACCAGAACCCCACGGACAACACCACGCCTCGCAAGACGCGCGGTCTTGTCGAGGCCATCACGACCAACGTGGTGGCGGGTACCGGCAACCTGACCGAGGACCTCGTGCTCGATACCCTCCAGAAGGTGTGGGAGCACGGCGGTATCCGTGAGGGCGAGACCCGCACGATCCTGGTCGGCGCGAAGATGAAGCGCGCCCTCTCCAAGGTTTTCATCAAGGAGAACGGCTACCGCGAGACCTCCCGCACGGTCGGCGGCGTGAGCGTCCAGGCCATCGAAACGGACTTCGGCGCGTGCAACATCATGCTCGATAACGACGTGCCCCAGGACACGCTCCTGGTGGTGTCGCTCGAGGAGTGCGTGCCGGTGTTCCTGGAGATTCCGGGCAAGGGCACGTTCTTTGCCGAGCCGCTGGCGAAGACCGGCGCGTTCGACAAGGTGCAGCTGTACGGTGAGATCGGCCTGCGGTATGGTGCTGAGCAGCACCATGGCAAGCTGAAGCTCTCCTGATCGACTCCGGAGGCGGGGCCTTGAGCATCGGCCCCGCCTCCGGCCCAACTGCAAGGGAGAACACCATGAACATCTACTCATCCATCTACCCTGAGCTGCTTCTGGTCCTGCCTTCGGGTGCGGTCCAGTTCACCGAGGGGTCGGCCACGGTTACCGACGAGAAGCTGGCGAGCGAGGTCCGCGAGCTGGCGGCCCGCGCGGAGGACCTGGGTCTGATCGCTCCCGAGGCCGCGCCCGTTGAGGACGAGAAGCCGGGCAAGAAGTCCGGCAAGAAGGCCGACGAGGAGCTGGTCTGACGTGACCGCCTTCGCCACGCTTGACGATCTGCGCGACCGTCTCACGCCCGAGGACCTTCGGGTGGTGGACGCGGCTCCCGCGCGCGCTCAGGTCCTCCTGGAGGACGCGAGCGACCTTATCCGGCACCGCTGTGCGGGCTGGGAGGGCGCGCCTGAGTCGGTGCGGGTGGCGGTCGTGTGCCGCGTCGTCGCCCGCGCGCTGCGTCAGCGTCCGGCGGGCGTGGCCGGGGACGCCTCCCAGGTCACCCAGACCACTGGGCCTTTCACCATGTCCACGTCGTGGTCGACACCGAGCGGGGACCTGTTCCTCACGAGGCAGGACCGCGACGACATCAACGGGGCCACGGCCTCGTTTTTCGGGTCGGCTGACACCCTGTTTGGGGGTCGCTCGTGAGCGTCATGGAGGCATGGAAGGAGCAGGCGGTGCTCCTGCGTCGTGCGGAGCCGAAGCGCGACCCCCTGGGGGTGACGTTCCGCGCGCACGACGTTCAGGAGATCGCGCTGGCCCCGGTCCTGGTCGCCACCACGGAGTCCGAGAACCGCGAGGGCACGGGCGAGGACTACGGGACGCGCGAGGACGTGACGATCTACTGGGACAACCGGGACGAGGCTCCGGCCTCTGTCCTGCCTGGTGACCGTGTGCGTCTGCGTGGTGGCGTGTGGGAGCCGGTCGGCTCCCTGGTAGGGTACCCCCTGGGGGTATATTTGCGACTCAGGAAGGAGGCCCCGCGTGAGCGTTAAGTTCAAGCCGAATAAGCGGACGGCGGAGGCCATCTTGAAGGGGTCGGAGGTGCAGGCCCTGCTTGCCAGGAAGGCGGCGGAGGTCGCCTCGCGCGCCGGTGAGGGCTTCACCTCCGGGGTGCGCGTTGGTAAGGACCGTGCCCGCGCCTACGTCCTCCCCGAAACGTACAAGGCACGCAAACGACAGGCGCGCGACCACGTGCTGGAACGCGCCATAGGAAGGGGCTAACATGAGCCACCCACTCCCCGATCTCCAGAAGCTGGTGATCGACTACCTGAACCGCCCTGGTGTTGTCCGGGGCCTTGAGGGCGAGTTGGCGGGCACCACGGTGGGCGGTGTTCGCCCCTCCACCGAGGAGGACCCGCATCCCTACGTCCTCGTTCTGGCGACTGGAGGCCCTGGTCAGCATGATCGCGTCCTCTACACCGCTCAGATCACTATCGACTCCTACGCGCCTACCTCGTGGTGGGCGGGCGAGCTTGCCCGCCGCGTAGGGGATGCCGTTCACGCTCTCCCGAGCGCGGACGGCCCCGTGGCCGTCGTGCAGTCTCCCGCTCCGGCGGAGCTGCCCGACCCCGACACGGATCTGCGTCGCTACACTGCGACGTACCAAGTCACTGCGAAGTTAGGAGTTGCAGCATGAGCAAGACTAATGCTGATCTCGCGTTCATGGCGGGGTCCGAGAAGGACACGCTGTGGCTCGGTCCCGCCGGGACCGACCTTTCCACCATCACCAATCTGACCACGGCCATGCCTGCTGGCATGATCGATGTGGGCTGGCTGTCTGAGGACGGCATGGGCCTGGGCATGTCCGATTCCGTGGACAAGGTTCGCGGCCATCAGGGCCACGGCGTTGTCCGCACGTACATGTCCGAGTCGTCCACGACGTTCAAGGCCTCGCTCCTGGAGTCCAAGCTGGAACTCCTGAAGCGGTACCTGGGCGTGCTGAAGACCGAGAAGGTCACGGCTGGCGCGTCCTCGATCACCCGCATGGAGGTCTCCACCTCCCGTAAGGTCGAGGGCCTCGTCGGCGTTGCCGATCTTTTCGATGTGTCCACCGGCAAGCAGCGACGCTACGTGTTCAAGCGCCTGGAGCTGGGCGAACGTAGCGACATCTCGTACAAGGTCGGTGAGCTGACCGTGTACGAGTACAACCTCGAGGTCCTGGACGGCTATGTCCTCCTGACCGACGAGGAGGGCCTGAAGGTCGTCTGACCCCTGGTCTCCCACCCGCGCGCCGTGTCTGTTCTCCCGGCGCGCGGGTGGGCATCACACCCCTGGAGAACAGACAAATTAACCGATAGCCTATTTAGGAGAACAGATCATCATGGCTACCAAGACCACCACCGCCCGTAAGCCCGCCGCCCGCAAGGCCGCCAAGGCACCCTCCGCCGCTGAGCTGGCGCGCCGTGAGGCCCAGTCCAAGCGCGACACTGGCGCGCCCCAGCCCGTCCACGTCGAGGTCATGGGCGTTGCCCTCGACGTTGACCCCACCGACGTGGACGACTTCGACGCAATGGTGGCTATGGAGCAGGGTGACTACCGTCCCATGCTGGAGCTGCTTATCCCGGATGAGGGCGAGCGCGAGGCCGCGCTGACCGCCCTCCGCGAGGAGTCCGGCAAGCTCCGATACTCCAAGGTGGTCGAGTTTGTCCAGTCGGTCTTCCAGTCCCTCCGACAGGGAAACTGATCGGCCTCGCCACCTTCCTGGAGGACCACTGGGAGGTGCTGGAGGCCGACTTCCAGATGACATACAACCTTGACCTGACGGAGGTTTTCACCGGAGGCCTGTCCCTCCGCCGTGTCAAGGTGCTGATCGACAACCTGCCCTCCGGGTCGCTGCTCCGTAAACGCATGGGCGGGGCGGCGGCCTGGACGGACGAGGTGGCGGCGACCTTCGCCGCTAACCACCGTCTGGAGGGTATAATCATTACGTCCCTGGGTGGCAAGAAGGGCGACGTGCCCAAGCCGGTTGCCCCGCCTGAGCCTGGCTGGTTCGAGCGGGCGGAGGCGGAGGCCCAGAGGCGTGAGGAACGGGCGCGACGGTGGGTCGCGGCGCACAGTTAGGAGCTTGACGTGGCGGAAAACGGCTTTAGCCTGGGCACGGCGTGGATTCAGATCGCGCCGTCCCTGAAGGGCCTGAACGATTCCGTCCGCAAGGAGCTGGGCGACGTCGATACCAAGCCCGCTGAGAAGAAGATCGAGTCCGGCCTTGGCGGCGCTTTCAAGAGCGCGGCCAAGGCCGGTGCGCTCGCCCTCGGCGCTATGGGCGCTATCGGTGCCGTGGTGGGCTTTGCCGACGTGGCGCGCGAGGCGCTGGCGGCCAGTGACGCGACCGACAAGTTCAAGAACACGCTGTCCTTCGCTGGTGTTGCGTCGGATGAGATCGAGAAGCTGACCGCTAGTACGAAGAAGTACGCGGACGACACCGTGTACGAGCTTTCCGACATCCAGAACATCACCGCCCAGCTCGCCGCTAACGGTGTCGAGGGCTACGACCAGTTGGCCGAGGCGGCGGGCAACCTGAACGCCGTCGCGGGCGGCAACGCGGACACCTTTAAGTCGGTTGGCATGGTGCTGACGCAGACGGCTGGTCAGGGAAAACTGACCACTGAGAACTGGAACCAGTTGGCCGACGCGATTCCGGGCGCGTCCGGCAAGCTCCAGGAGGCCCTACTCAAGAACGGTGCCTATACAGGCAATTTCCGCGACGCTATGGCGAAGGGCGAGATCACCGCCCAAGAGTTTAACCAGGCGATTCTGGACCTTGGCTTCACCGACGTGGCGCGTGAGGCCGCAACTTCTACCAGCACGATTGAGGGCGCGTGGGGCAACCTTCAGGCCGCCCTCGTCACGGGCGGTATGGAGATCGTGGACCGCATCAAGCCCGCCCTGACCGACTTCATGGGCGTGGTTGCTGAGGGCGCGTCCGCCGCCTTCGGCTGGATTAACGGGTCCCTGTTCCCGGCGCTGGAGTCGATCTGGACGCTGGTCACCACTGGTAGCTACGACGGGAACCTGTTCGGCCTCGCGTCGGACTCGGGGGTCATCACGGCGCTGACCACGATCAAGGACACCGGCCTGGACCTCTACAACTGGGTGACTGGGACGCTCGTCCCCGGCGTGCAGTCCTTCTTTGACCTCGCGGTCAACGGCAACTTTGACGGCAACTTCTTCGGGGTCGAGGAAGACTCGGGCCTTATCGACTTTATCCTATCGGTCAGGGATAACGTCATGGACATTTGGGGCTTCCTGTCCACGACGGTGATCCCCGGCGTGAGCAACTTCCTGGGCGGCGTGGTCTCCTCGCCGTTCTGGGGTGTGCTGGGTAGCTTCTTCGGCGCGCTCGTGCAGAACAAGGTCATTCTGGAGTCTGTGGTGGGTGGCTTTATCGCCTGGAAGACGGTCACCGGCACCATGAGCCTTGTCGCCCTGACCACCCAGGTGTGGGGTCAGGTGACCGCGTGGACGGCGGCGAAGGTCGCCAAGGCCGGAGACCTCGCGGAGACCGTCGCCCTGAAGGCCATGTACGCGGGCGACTTCCTGCGCAGCATCGTTCAGCAGGGCGTGCAGGTTGGCCGCACGACCGCCGCCTGGGTGGCGCAGAAGGGCGCTATGGTGGCGGGCAAGGTGGCTACGGGCGCGTACACCGCTGCCCAGTGGCTGCTCAACGCGGCTATGGATGCCAACCCGATCGGTCTGATCGTGGTGGCTATCGGCGCGCTGGTCGCCGCCTTCGTCGTCGCCTACAACAAGAGCGAGACGTTCCGCAACTTCGTGGACGCTATGTGGGCGGGCATCAAGAGCGCGGTCGGCTCGGTCATCGACTGGTTTAAGACTTACCTCTTGCCTGTTTTTGAGTCGGTGTGGGAGGGTATCAAGGTCGCCGTGTGGGTGGTCGTGACCGCTATCGCCCTGTATATCGAGGCGTGGAAGGCCGTCCTCCAGGGTATCGCTGACTTCATCGTGACCTACGTCTGGCCCTACATCCAGACCGCGTGGGAAGGCATCAAGACGGGTGTCGCCACGCTGTGGGAGTACATGCAGGCGGCGTGGTCTGGCATCCAGGCGGCGGTGCAGACGGTGGCGGACTTCTTCACGGCTTATGTCCTTCCGGTGATCGTCGCCGTGTGGGATGGTATCAAGGCTGGGGCGGGTCTCCTGTGGGACGGCATCCAGGCCTACTGGAATTACATCCAGACGTGCGTGCAGGTTGCCGCCGATCTGTTCCAGTCCTACGTCCTCCCGGTGATCACCGCCGTGTGGGACGGCATCAAGGCGGGCGCGGAGCTTCTGTGGAACGGCATCCAGGCCGTGTGGACGGGCATCCAGACGACGGTGCAGACCGTGGCGGGCTGGTTCCAGTCCTACGTCCTTCCGGTGATCTCGACCGTGTGGGATGGCATCAAGGCCGGGGCGCAGGCACTCTGGACGGCCATCACGTCCATCTGGGACGGCATCAAGACCTCGATCAACAACGTCGCCACCTGGATGAGCGGCACGCTCACGTCGATCATCTCGACGGTGACGGGCGGCATCCAGTCGGCCTTCCAGTCGATGAAGGACAGCGTGGCGAACATCTGGAACTCGGTCAAGTCCGTGGTCGCCAAGCCAATCAACTTCATCATCAACACTGTCTACACCTCGGGCATCAAGAAGACGGCGGACAGCATGGCTGATAAGCTCGGCCTGTCCTTCCGTCTCCCGGCGGTCTCGCCTATCGCTGAGTACGCCTCGGGTGGTGTCCTGCCCGGTTACACGCCTGGCCGGGACATCTACCACTTCTTCTCTCCGGATGGGGGCGGCGCGCTCGCCCTGTCCGGCGGTGAGGCCGTTATGCGCCCCGAGTGGGTGCGCGCGGTGGGCGGTCCCGAGGCCGTGGCGCGTATGAACGCCGCCGCCAGGGCGCACTCCTCCTACATCCCCGGCGGTGATACCGGCGTGAAGTTCGCGGCCTATGCGGACGGCGGTATCTGGGGCGCTGTGAAGGGTGGCTGGGACTGGATCAAGGACGCCGCCGACACGATGGGCAAGATCATTGCCGACCCCATCGGCGCGGTGGCGAACTTCATCAAGACCCCCGTGAACGCCCTCATGGCTAATCTGCCCGGCTCGGGCATGATCTCGGACTCCATGCGCGCCGTCCCCGGCATCTGGATTGACGGCTTCGCCAACTGGTTGAAGGGCAAGACGGAGACGATGGGCGCGGTCGGCATCGTCAACGCCGCCAGGAAGGCTATCGGCGTGCCCTACGTGTGGGGCGGCTCGTCTATCCCGCCGGGCCTCGACTGCTCTGGCCTCGTCTACTGGGCCGCCCACCAGATGGGCAGTTCGATTCCCCGCTTGACGGCGGCGGGCTACCAGTCCGGCTCCAGCGCGGGCAACGCCAGCGTCCCCGGAACGCTCCTGTACTGGGGCAACCCTGCCTGGCACGTCGCTATCTCGTCCGGTAATGGCATGATGGTGGAGGCCCCGAAGCCCGGCGCTTTCGTGCGCGAAACGGGCATCTGGGGCAGTCCCACGGCGGGCACCTACAAGTTCGACAACGGCGGCTACCTCCAGCCCGGCCTGACCACCGTCTTGAACAAGACGGGCAAGCCGGAGCCGGTCTTTACGTCCGGTCAGTGGGACGCGCTCCAGAACCGCGCGGCTCAGGCTGGTGGGCCGGATACGCTGGTGGTCGTGGACGAGGACGGCCAGCTGATGGCACGGATGCGTGTCGCGGCCAGGGGTGCGGTGAATGATGCGTTGGCTCCGGCTTCTCGCACGCGCGCCCGTGATCTCCTCGGCGCAGGCTTCTAACGAAGGGAGGTAGCCAATGGCTACCGTATGGTCCGCTTCTAGCGGCTACATGTTCATTGGCATTGCCTTGGACTGGTCCGGCGACCCGGCCAGCGGGTCGGTCACGGTCACGGCGACCGTGACGGCCTGCTCCGACGGGTACGGCCACAACTGGACTAACCGCTGGCGCTGGTGGGGCTACTCGGGCGAAGGTTCCGAGCAGTTCAGCTTCTCGTCCGGCTACGGTCAGACGGTCTACAAGCAGCTGTCGCAGTGGAGCTTCAACGTGCCCCTGAAGTACGGGCAGGAGACCACGATTGGCATTGGCGCGAGCCTCGGGCCGATCTGGAACGGCGGCAACCCGGCGGTAGAAAACTACCTGACGCTGCCTGCACGTCCGGTCAATGTTCCGAACGCCCCTACGGTCGCCCACGCTACCCGCGTGAACGACTCTCAGATCACGGTGGACTGGATTGCGCCGCCCCAGGGCGAGTCTAATCCCATCGACAATTACGTGGTCGAGCGGCGGGTGGATGAGTCCGCGGACTGGGAAGTTGTCGCTCCGGTCAAAAATGCGGTCTCGCTCGCCACCTTCAATGTGACCGCCGGGCATAAATACACGTACCGCGTGAAGTCGGAGAACAGCGCGGGCGGCTCGGCCTACGTGGAGGCGGAGCCGGTCTACACCACGCCGCCCGCGCCGATCAACGTCCATGCGGAGAAGAACGCGGACGGCGACATTCTGATCACGTGGGAGAATAAGGCCCCCTATACTCCGACCAGGTGGGATGTTTACGACGGTAACACGCTGATTGCGAAGGCCTCGATCAAGACCCATGAGGCCTTCCTGCTGCACCGTAACCCGCGCCTGGACGTGACTCACCAGTACCGCGTCGTCTGCGTCGGCGGCACCGTGGAGTCTCCGAAGTCGGCTCCGTCCAACGTCGTGCAGCTCCTGGCGCGCCCGAACGCCCCCGAGCCGACCTCGGACGGCGTATACTTCCCGTCCGACGACCCAGTGATTCTGACCTGGCGGCATAATCCGACCGATTCCAGCCCGCAGACCCGCTACAGCCTCCAGTATCAGAAGAAGGCGACGGGCGCGCCGGGGCCGACGTTCGACCGCCGCGCCACCGAGCAACAGGCGACGGTGGGCGTGCTCCAGGTCGGCACCTACGAGTATTGGGTGAAGACCTGGGGCCTGCACGCGGATGCGTCCCCGATCTCGCGCCGGGCGACGTTCTACGTCGAGCCGCGCCCCGTCGTGTCGATCCAGTCGCCCTCCCAGACGGTCAAAACGTCGTTCGTGGAGGTGGCGTGGTCGTATTCGTCGCAGGGTGGCCCGGCTCAGTCGAGCGCCCGCGTCGAGCTGTACCTGGGCGGCAACAACCTGGTGGAGACGCAGGAGGTGCGCGGCCCGCTGACCCGCGTCCGCCTGAACACGTACCTGGAGAATGGCCGCACTTACCGCGTGGTTGTGGTTGCGACGAACGCCCATGGCGTGCAGTCCCGCATCACCAACCAGACGTTTGCCGTGGCTTACGAGAAGCCGCCCGCGCCGCGCGTGTATCCGGAGTGGGACGACTTGGCGGGGTGCGTGCGGGTGCGGGTGGTGAACCCTGCCCCGGAGGCGGGTAAGCCCGCCGCCGTGCGCAACCGCGTGGAGCGCAGCGACGACGGCGGGCGCACGTGGACGACGATCACCGAGGACCTGCCGGTGTCCGGCCAGCTCCTCGACTACCAGTCTGTCAGTCACGGCGCGGCGGCCTACCGCGTGACCGCCACGTCGGCGCTACCCTCGTCGGCGGTCACCACGGAGGAGATCGTCCTGGACTCGTGGGCTATGTGGATTGGTGGCGGTCAGAATTTCGGCTTCACCGTGCCCCTGCGGTGGGACCCGCTGCACTCGTGCAAGACAGGCCTCGCCAACCGCAAGCTGTACCGTTTCGCAGGCCGCGAGCGCGCCGTGGAGATGGCCGGACGACACCGCCAGAAGACCCTGAGCCTGTCCGCGACCCTGTTTGACGAGGACTTCTGGATGATCCAGCGCCTGGAGGAGCTGTCCTACATGGCGGGGCCGTTCCTGTACCGTGACCCGATGGGGCGCAGGGTTTACTGTTCGGTCAGAGACTTCAACGCTGACCGGGCGCTGTCCGGCAAGTGGAGTGTTAAGCTGGAGGTCGAGGAGGTGGACCATGAGTAACCGGCTTGACCACGTGGAAAGCGCGCTCGCGGAGCTGATCAGGGAGAAGTATCCGGAGGGTGCGCTGGTGGGCGCGTGGACCGTCTCCTGCGAGGTCCTGACCACGGAGGCGGACGAGGACTCTCGCGCCTTGTGGTTCCTGGAGGGCCGGGGGTCCCTGATCACCCGGCGCGGCCTGATCGAGCTGTCGCGTGACGTGCTCGCGCGGACGGTGAAGGAGACCGACGAGTGAGCGGCCTCGACACCCATAGGCAAGCGGATTACACGGTCACTCTCCTGGACTCCAAGGACCGTGTAATCCGTCGCCTGGACGGCGTGACCGGCGGGAACATCACGCTGAGCAACTCCACGCGCCTGCGCGCGTCCGGGAGCCTGCACCTGACCGAGGCGTGCGGGCCCATCGACTGGATGACGCAGCGCGTCCGCGTCGATTACGCCACGTCCGGCTCCTCGTGGGGCCTCGGTGTCTTCCTCCTGTCCGCGCCCACCCGCTCCTACGGCGAGGCGGGGTCCACGTGGGACGTTGACCTGTCCTCCCCGCTGGCCCTCCCGGACGCTGATTGCGTGGACCGCACCTACGTGGTGAAGGCTGGGAGTAATCTTGTCGACGTGGCGGCGGGTCTTCTGCGCGACACCGGCCTGGAGCGCCTGTCCATCACGCCCTCGACGGCCACCGCGTCGTCCGACATCGTGTACGATCCCGGTAAGTCGAAGCTGACTATCGCCAATGAGCTGTTGAGCGCGGCTGGCTATTGGTCGGCGCACCCGGACGGTGAGGGGCAGGTCCACCTTGACCCCTACGTGCGTCCGGCGGCGCGAGGCGTTGCCTACGACTTCCGGGAGGGCGCGAGGGCTATCCACCTCCCCGAGTGGGAGCGCGAGCTAGACGCGGCCTCCGTGCCCAACAAGGTTGTCCTGGTGAGCGAGGGTAGCCAGGACAAGGCGGCGCTGGTGGGCGTGGCGACCAACGAGGACCCCGCCAGCGCCTATTCCTTCCAGGCGCGTGGCCGGTGGATCGTGGAGACCCAGACGGGCGTGGAGGCGGCCAACCAGGAGTCTATCGACTCGCAGGCGCGCCGCCGCCTGATCGACGTGTCCACCCCGTCCGCGTCGATCACGATCCAACACATGCCCGTGCCCCTCCAGCCCAACCAGGTGGCAGGCTTCTCCAGCCAGGGGCACACGGCGCAGGGCGTGGTCAAGGAGATCGAGTACACGCTGGACCCTACCGCGCTCGTTAAGACCAAGCTCCTGGAGGTGACCGACCTATGACCACCCTCGACTACCTCATGAACGTGGTGGCGGGCTTGCGCTCGCGCCTTGACCTCGCTCCTGTCTTCCGGTGGGCCGTCGTGGTCGGCACTGACCCGCTGCGCGTGCAGCTCGACGGCGACGCGACCCCGCTCGCAGCAGACCCGATCAACTTCGCGGGCGACCTGAAGGCAGGCCGTCGCGTCTGGACGGTGAGCGTCAACCGCCGCCTGTACCTGCTCGGTACCGTCCGGGAGACGCAGACGGGCGACGGCGGGTCATCCGCCCCGGTGGGCACCGTCGTGGCCTACGCGGGCGTGAAGGCTCCCGCCGGGTGGCTCCTGTGCGACGGGTCCACCTTCAAGAAGGCGCAGTATCCGGCGCTCGCGGCGGTCCTGGGCGCGACAGGGACCGGCGCGGACTTCATGGTGCCAGACCTTCGCGGGCGTTTCCTGCTGGGCGCGTCCGCGTCTCATCCGCGAGCGCAGACGGGCGGCGAGGAGACTCACACCCTGACCACCGCTGAGATGCCCTATCACTCCCATAAGGTGATCGGTCAGGGTTATTCCGGCGCGTGGTTCAACGGCGTTGGCATCTGGCAGTCGGACGCAGGCTCGGGCAGTAAGTGGACTATCCCCGCTGCCGCCGCGAGCGGTCAGCTCGGCTACCTGGAGGCGGCGGCAGCGGGCGGCAATAAGCCGCACAACAACCTCCCTCCGTTTTATGCGGTGGGTTACATTATCAAGGCCTAGAAGGGGGCAAAAATGGCTGCAACCAGCCGCGCGCTGATCGCGGTGACGAAGGATGCCGCACTCAAGGAGCGTGCCGTTGCTCTGGCGGCGACGCTGGGCATGACGGAAAACGAGGTGGAGGCTGCATGGCGCAACATCATCGTTTCCAATGCCGATAACACCGGCAAGCAAGCTATCGCTGACGTGTACGAAGACGCGTTCGAGAAGCGATACCTGGCGCTGGCTAAGGTCCCGCCCGAGGTGGGAGAGGACCTGTCCGCCGTGACGGACGAACATCTCCTGTACGCGCTGCGACAGGCCCTGAAGGATACGAAGAAGGAGAAGTAACGATGCCAGACATCGACGCATTTGCTTACGACATGCAGTGGTGGTGCCAGTACGGCGACCTGGGCTATGACCAGTGGAACAGGTGGGACCTCCGCGTGGGCGGCGAGACCGACTGCTCCGCGCTCGTGATCGGCGTGCTGAAGGCACGCGGTTTCGACACCGGAAACGCCACCTACACGGGCAACATGGCCCGCGAGCTGACGGCGCGCGGCTGGGACATGCTCGACCCCGATGTGGACCTGGAGCGCGGCGACATCCTGCTCAACCACGCCAACCACGTCGCCGTCTACCTGGGTGGTGGCCTGCTGGCTCAGGCCTCGATTGACGAGCGTGGTGAGATCGCGGGCGGTCAGTCGGGCGACCAGGCCAACGAGACCAACGTCAAGGCCTACTACAATTACCCGTGGGACTGCGTGCTCCGCTACACGGGGTCGGACACGGGCGGCGTTTCCACCTACGGCCACGGTTCCGGCTACAACGCGAACGGCTACGGCGAGGACTACGTGCGCGAAGTCCAGCAGCAGCTCCTCGCGCGAGGCTACGACCTGGGCGAGGACGGCGCGGACGGCATCCTGGGCGAACAGACGTACAACGCGATTAAGGCATTCCAGGAGGCTAACGGCGGCCTGGAGATCGACGGTATTCCCGGTCCCCAGACGCTGGCGGCGCTGCGCGGCGCGAGCATCGTCCCCGCCGCCGCCCACCAGCCCGCCGTCGACGGATACTGGGGCGACGCGACAACGCGCCTCCTCCAGGGTGTCCTCGGCACCACCGTGGACGGCATCGTGTCGTCCCAGGCGGCGGTCAACCGCGACGCTCTGCCCGGCTGCACGACCGGCTGGGAGTTTGTGCCCACCGAGGTCGCGGAAGGCTCCCTCCTCATCGAGGCCATGCAGACGGCCCTCGGCGTGGAGGCGGACGGCCTCATGGGGCCGGACACGGCGAACGCACTCGCCGCACGGTACGGACTGGAAGGCGACGGAGCGCTGGATGCCCCGTCTCCGACGGTCGAAGCAATGCAGCGCGAGCTGCTGAATGGAGGATGGTAATCATGAGCGCACCGAAGCACGCTCTCACGACTGATCGCACCCGGTGGGCGGCCCTCACGCCGGATCGCCGCAAGGCCCTGTATGGCATCGTCGCGGCGCTCCTGGCGCTTGGCATGGCCTACGGGTACGTCACGCCCGAGCAGTCCACGCACTGGCTCGACGTGGCGGACAAGGCGCTGGGCCTGATCGCTCTCGTGATCGCCGCGTCTCACACGGGTGGGGTCTACGAGGCCCCGATCTACGGTGAGCGCGACGGGGAGGACTCGCCCCAGTGAGTCCCGGCGAGGTCGTGGCCGTCATCAGTGCCTCCGGAGTTGCCTTCGGGGGCCTGGTGACGGCGGTGTCCGTCCTTGCTGGTATGAAGTGGGGGCGGGAGAAGGCTAAGGCGGAGGCGCTCCTCGTCCGGGAGCAGGTCGGCAAGGCTCGCGCGGAGCGTGAGCAGGCCGAAACGTCCTCCGCCCTCGAAGCTATCGCGGGGAAGATCGACCAGCGGCTGGACGCGCTGGAGGCCTCGCTGTCCGAAGTCCATCATGAGGTGACCCCGAATCATGGGGGCAGCATCAAGGACGCGGTGCGCCGCATCGAGCAGAACCAAGAGGGCTTCCGCTCGACGTTGGACGCGCACGGCCAGGTACTCGCCAGCCACGGTCAGGTGCTCACCAATATCACTGAGCGCCAGGACCGCGATATGCGGGACCTGGGCGCTCGGATCGACAGTATTCAGGAGACGGCGTGGGCGGAGCATGAAGCGCTCCGGGATACGCTCTCGACCATAGGAGCGTCGTCATGACTGCTTTCATTGAGGGGTCGGTTCAGACACCCACCGGGCGTATCGTCCCCATGACGGTTCACGCGAAGCCCATCCCTGACCCTGGCAGGCTGGCGGACGGGAATGTGCTCGTTGCGGGCAACTTGGCGGCGGGTGTTCGCACGCCGATTTCGGCCAGCCTGCACCCTGGGCGGTACCGCCTCCGTGTGTACACACCCTCGGGCCTGCTGGCTGAGCGCGAGATGAACCTGGCGGAGGGCCAGCACGTGACTATCGCGGAGCTGCTGGAGCCGACCACGGTCCTAGCGTCGCCTGCTGTTGATCCTGAGCCGCGAGCGCAGCCGGGAGTAACGCCACCCTCCCCTCCTGCCCCGGCTGGGCCGTCCAACCCGCTCCCGGAAGGCTGGGACACGCTGTAGGTGGCATAGCAGGAGGCCCCTCCAAGCCGATCAGCTTGGAGGGGCCTCGTCTTGTGTGCGCTCAGAAGGGGGCGGGGTCCTGGTCGTGGCGGCCCACCGCCATGCCCCACTCGCGGCGATATAGCTCCCAGGCGTTCTCGAGGAGGCGGCTCAGGATCACCAGGCTGCGGTCAATGCTGCGCTCGCGGCTCAGCACTTCGTCGCACAGCTCCTCGAGGGTGAGCTGAACCAGCTTGATAAGCTGCTCGTCCGGGCAGGTGACGCGGGGGGTCCTAACGAGAACGGCGCACCGCTCGATCACCTGGGCGGCTGCTGCGGTGTCGTAGTTTGCGCCGGTCTCGTAGTCGAGGTCGCCCATGCGGGCGGGGCGGGCGACGAGGGCGGGCGCTTGGGCGGTGTAGTGTCCGACGATGTTCCTCCACGTCCAACCGACGTACAGGGCGAGGTAGTTCACGAGGTCCATCCTCGTGTCCAGCTCGGTGTCGCCCGCGCCGGGCGCTCCCAGGCGGTCGACCTTGCGGGCGACGTTGGGGACGATGGAGAAGGCCTCGCCGCGCTTGCGCCAGGAGATGCCGTAGACGGCTGCTTTCTCGGAGGCGACGCGCAGGAGGAGGTCTTGGGGGCTGTTGCCGTAGTCCATGATGGTTCCTTTCGGGTGGTCAGTTTTCGGAGTCCGCGGCTTCAGCGTCGCGCTGGTGGATGGCCAGGGTGAATTCCACGTGGGTGTGGCCGTCGTGGGCCTCCAGGGAGTAGGTGATGAGCTTTCCGCTGTGATCGTTGCTCGGCGGGATACGGACAATGGCGGTCGTCTCGCGGTGGGTGGTGAACGCGTCGTCCAGGTGGACGGCGGTGCGCTCGCGCTCGTAGGTGTCGAGGCCGACCGGGAGGGATGCGAGGTACTCGCCGGTCACTTCGGCGGTGGGGAGGACAATGTGGCCCTTCTGGATGACGACGGAGTTGAAGGTGAAGGCGAAGGCCTCGAGCGCGTCCCTGAGCTTGTCCAGTTCGGCCTGGAGCTGGTCGGTGGTGATCATGGTGGTTGGTCCTTTCTCAGTTTCCAAGCTGCTGGTTGATGCGGGCGATGTCGCGCGCGCCCTGCACCTGGAGGCGAATCGCGTTGAGGTCGCTTAGGCTGGCCTCGGAGATGCTGTAGGCGTACAGCACGCCCTCGGCCAGCACGTGGATGATCTGCCAGCCGGGTGCGCCCTCGACGGTGCGGTGGTCGATGCTGATCTGGTCGATCTTCTCGGCGGGGATGAGGCCGAACTTGCCGGGCAGGCCGAGCTTGTGGTTTCGCGTCCAGTAGATGAGCTTTCCGGTGTTGTCGTTGACGGGGATCTCGATCTTGTTTGCCATGATGGTGTCCTTTCAGGGGTGGTGGGAGGCCCCGCCGGGTGGTGGGGCCTCCCTGGGTTGGGTTAGCGGTTCGCCTTGGGGAGGCGGTCGCGGTTGGCCGGGTGGTTCATCCACTCGGAGACGATGGTCAGGGCGCGGTCGTAGCCGATGGTGTTCTTCTCGGTGACCTCAAGGAGGTGGTTCCCGTCCTCGGCCTTGAGGATCAGGCGGTAGCCGATGCCCTTGGTGTAGGTGACGGAGATGTTGCCGACGAAGAAGCGGCCCCGGCTGATGGCCTCGAAGCGCTCCGCGAAGATCGCGCCGGTGAAGTGCTTGGCGGGGCTTCCGGTGACGTGCTCGAGATGGAGGTTGGTGTGGTCCCAGGTGGTGCGGAAGTTGGTCATTGTCTTGGTCCTTTCAGTGTGGATCACCGTTTCCCGGTGACAATTTAAGTATAGCGCACCCGCGCGGGGTGTGCAAGCGCTACTTCGTGGTTTCCGCGAGCGCGTAACGCTGCAACGCCGCGAGCGCCTCCTGCGCGTCCTTCACCAGCTTACCGACCACGGCGTTATCCCTGAAGCTGTAGCAGGTAGTCGCCATGTAGAGGTCGGTCATGGCCCCGAAGGTCACGTTCTCGATGGCGGTCAGGCGAGCGAGGCGACGAGACTCCCACACCTCGAGCATCTTCTGGGTCTCGCGGCGCTCCTCGACGCGGCGGACGGCCTCCTCACGGTAGGCGGCTTCGCACCAGTCGATCTTCTCGGAGCGGACGCGGACCTCCTCGTCGGCAAGCTCGCGCATGGTGTCCAGATCGACGGCAATAACGGTACGCATGGGTCTTGGTCCTTTCGGTGTGGGTCACCGGGGCGGTGACATGTTTAAGTATAGCGCACCCGGCGCGGGGTGCGTCACCAAAGCGCTAGTGATACACCCCACACCCCGCTAATCCTTCCGATACCGACCACACGAATAGCCAGCCGCCGCCAGCGGCAAGCCCTCCGACCACTCCGTGGGAGTCACCATCACCCGGCGGATAGCCTCCAGGGACGACTCCGGCGACGACTCCACGATCACCTCGTCATGCACGTGACCGACCACCCGGTGGCCCTCCTCCACGAGGCGAACCAGCGCCGCACCCAGCACGTCGCGGGCCACCGCCTGCGTGACGTTCTCCACGAGGCGGCCCCCGTAGGTCTCGGTCCTCCACTTCAGCTTCGGGTCCTGGAAAGACAGGCGACCGTCGCGCCCCGCGCGCACCTGGTGATACACCACCGCGCGCCCGGACGGGAGGCGCACCAGACGGTCGGAGCCGTCCGCCTCCACAGTCAGACGATCTCCCGCCTGCCCGCCATAGTAGAAGGCGCGCTCCAGGCGACCCCACAAGCGGACAATGCTCCTGTTCGCCCCGCGCCACTGATCGACAATGCGCTGAAGGACGGCCTCGCCGCCCAGCGCGTCGCCGCCCATAGCGCGCAAAGACCCCACGCCGCCGTTGTAGCCGAGGGCAAGGACGGCCACCTTACCCTCCTTACGGCCCATCCCACCGCCCATACGGTTGGCGGTCTCCACGTAGATGTCCCGGCCCTCCGCGAACGCCTCCAGCGCCCACGACTCCCCGGCCAACCAGGCGACCACACGCGCCTCAATCGCGCTGTAATCGCACACTGTGAACGGGCCGACGAGGAGCGGGCGGACGAGGGCCTTCAGGGTCTGGGGGTCGGCCCCAAGACCCAGGTTCAGGTCGAGGATAGCCGCGTCCTGAGCGGCCTCGGACTCAAAGCCCGCGCGAGGCAGGTTCTGGAGCTGAAGGCCCCGGCCCGCCCACCGCCCAGTGTGCGCCCCGAAGAACCTGAAGCCGCCGCGCAGTCGCCCGTCGGTGTTCGCCACGTCGAGCGCCGTCTGGAACTTCTTGTGAGCGGTCAACGCCATGCTCTGGCGCAGCTCCAGGACGCGCCGCTGATCGGCGGTCAGATCGTCGCGCGTGAGCGCCTGGCGCACCGTCTCCGCCTTCAGGTCAGGCAGGAGACCACCGAACCAGGAGAGAAGCCGCTGCGTGCTGCCTGGGTTTTCCACGCCCGTGATGGCCTTGGCTTCGGCCTTGTCGGCGGCCAGGTTCTCGCTCGCCGCCTCGACCGCGCTCGCGGCCAGGTCGAGATCGACGCGCACGCCCAGATCGTTGACCTTCTGATCGGCAACCCACACGCGGCGCTCGTGTGTGGTGGGCCAGTCGCTCCCGTGACGCTTCAGGAGGCGGCGGCGCATGTCTCGCATCGTCGCCACATCCTGTCGGCAATACTCGACAAATTGCGCCCACTTCTCGGGGTGGTCCTCGGGCAGGCGGCGCTTGCCGCTCCTGTCCGGCTGGCAGAACCAGCGAATGAGGGCCGCGCCCGCACCGTCCTTGGGGTCGGCCCCGAGGGCCTTCGCCCCACCCTCCAGCGACTGCGGGTATCCCCACTCAGCCATGTGGGCCATCGTGTCCTCCCAGGCTTCAGGCGGGAGATATTGACCAGTCGGTAGTCCGCGGAATCGAGAGAGGCAAACGCGCTCGAATTGCGCGTTGTGGGCGAATCTCACGACGACGTTCGAGCCGTCGAGGAGGTGGGGAATCTTCATGATCTCGTCGCGTCCGACGGCGACCTGCACGGGGCCGTCATCTAGCGCCCACGCGCACATGAGGACGAGGAACTCCGGATCCTCGGAGTACTTGTAGACCCCGCGCTTAATGTCGGTGGTCGAGTACGTCTCAATATCCACGTACAGGTCATGGGTCTTGCCGGTGGCTCCCAGCTCGACGTTGGTGGGGACGATCATTTCCGGCCCTCCTGATCGTGACGGCCAAGGCGGCACTCCACGAAGAACGACGCACACGCGGCGACGATCAGCAGGGGGAACGTCACCGGCCACGGCGCACGCGGCATGGCGAACATGGCGACGATGGCACCGACCAGGGCGGCGACGGTGATCAGGGCGGCGACAAACTGCACCCAGTCGATCTGGTACTTCTTCATTCCTGCTCGCCTCCCTCGAGGACGTGGGCGGCGTGCCACTTGGCGCGAAGGCCCTTCACGGCGCGGCGGTTGCGCACCGATGAGACGGTGCGACCGAGGTCGGCGGCGATCTCCGAGATCGACCTGGAGTAATCCCCGGCCACCTCGTCCTCCCACTGCTCCCAGGGGCGGTGTGAGCGGGTGGCAGCCTCCACGCTGGCCTCCTGGGCGGCGCGCTGCGCCTCCCGGTGAGCAGGGGTCAAGTCGGTGATGCGCGACTTCTTGCGACCGTACTCGCGGTTGGCGGCACGACACAGGTCGCACCGGCACCCGGCGACGTAGGTGGAACGCAGTCCATGTGTTCGGGGCATGGGTCTTGGTCCTTTCAGGTCAGGGGTCACCCGTGCGGTGACAAAACAAGAATAGCACACCCAAGCGCTAAGACGCAAACCGAGCACGAAAAACGACCCCTCACCACCAGGACCAAGAAGGTGGTGAGGGGTCGGGACCCATCAGGGCCTATGTTACAGGATGTCGTCCTTGTCGTCCTCCAGAACGTCGAAGTCATCCTCAGCGCGGGACGCGCCGCCGCCCAGCATCTCGCCGTCGCGGACCTTCTGAACGTTCTCCAGGCCGAAGGTCACGCCCCTGTTACCGTTCGTGTTGTAACAGTACGCGGACATGGAGACGCGGGCGAAGATGCCCGAGTAGACCTCGGTGCTGTCGAGGATCGGGTTCAGGTCACGGTCGACAACACCCGGTCGGCGCTTCGCGGACACGTTCATGTAGTAGCACCCCTCAAGTTCGGGGTTACGCTCGAGGTCCGCGTCCTCGTCGCCGTCGTGGAGGGTAGACTTCAGGTTCTTCGGGACCTTGCCGCCAAACTTGCCCTTCTGCTCCTCAATCGCGGCCTGCTGCGCTGCCTTGATCGCGGCCAGCGTGCGCTTCGCCGTCTTCGGAATGATGAGCATACACGAGAACTTGGGGTCCTGCTCCGGGGAGGCCGTGTAAGGCTCCAGCAGGTGAACGTAGCCGAGGCGAATGTTCTCATCTGCGCGGGTGACAACCTTACGGGGGTTAGCCATTGTAATCATCTTCTTTCGTGAGATCGTGAATCGGTGAGCGTGCCGGGGCCGAGGCTCAAGGCCCCGGCACACCCCTAAGTGTAGCGCTTTGTCTCCGGGTTGTCTACCCGAAGTCCGCCGCAGCGCTCGCGGCGGCTGTGAGAGGCGGACGCGGGTCCGCATCCCCCACCAGGGAGGGCTTGCCCTCCTTCTTGGTGATGTAGTCCCCGATCAGATCGGGGAGGTCAGACTTGCCCACCAGCTTCTCCAGCTTGCCAAGCGGTAGAATCTTGAACTCCGCCACCTGCTCGGGCTGGTACCCGCTGTCGATCAGTGTCTGGATAGCCGCCGCCGGGTCAGTCACCACACGGCGACCCCGGCCCGCCACCACCTTGAAGCCAGGAATGGTCCGGCCCTCTGTATAGATGCGGTCGAAGGCCACGCCCTCCAGTGCGTCACACCAGTGCCTGATCTGTGCGACTCGCTCCAGCTCTGCGCCCACCTCCTCGTCGTCCAGGAGACCAGGGTCCCCGAAGTCGCGGGCGACCAGGAAGTCACGGCGCGCCCGGCACTCGCCAGCCACGGGGCACCAGCGGCAAGCCGCCTCGCCAGGGCCGAACTCGTCTGACCCGTCCTCGACCTTCTGGACCCCGGGCAGCACCACGGTGTCGCGCCAGGCGAGCAGCTCGCTCACGGTGAGCGTCTCGGAGGACACGCTGCCAAGGCGCGGCTGGACGACTGTCACGCTGACTTCCTCCACGGTGCCCAGGAGGTCCCCGAACTCGTTCAACGCGCCCAGGCCGTAGAGGCGGAGCTGCGGGTTGCCGACCGCGTTCACGGGCACGCCCTGACCGTATTTCAGGTCGAGGACGCGCACGGCGCGGGGCGAGACCACCACCGCGTCGCCCGTCCCCCACACGCCGGGGACCCCCGTCGCCATCCGCTGCTCCAGGAGCAGGACGGAGTGCGGTTCTGCGTCCAGGTCGGCGCGCACCTGGTCCACGTACTTGCCCACATGGCGGAGCATATCCACCATGTCGTAGGTCTCGCCGTATTTGGAGGTCCAGCGGTTCAGGGCGTGGTCGCGGGCGGCTTCGTCGTGGTCGATCAGCTCGAAACGGGCGACGATCTCCGCGAGCGCGTGCGCCGCCGTGCCCTCCGCCGCGTGAGGCGACTCGGGCGGGGTGGGG